AAAATTTTTAAAACGACACTACAGGAAGATAGCAAAGCCGCTGGTAGGTGGGAAACGGCACAAGGCGGAGAATACTTTGCAGCTGGAGTAGGCGGTGCAATCACTGGACGGGGTGCTGATTTATTAATTATCGATGATCCACATTCAGAGCAAGACGCCCTATCACCCACTGCATTGGAATCTGCTTACGAATGGTACACGTCAGGTCCTCGTCAGCGTTTACAACCTGGTGGTAAAATTATTTTAGTTATGACTAGATGGTCTAACAAAGATCTGACAGGCAAGTTGATACAGAATCAAAAAGAAGCAAAAGCTGATCAGTGGCACGTGGTCGAGTTTCCAGCAATCATGGACCACGGATCAAAGGACGCTAAGCCAGTTTGGCCAGAGTATTGGAAGTTAGATGAGTTAGAAAAGGTCCAAGCAACACTGCCCACGGGCAAATGGAACGCACAGTGGATGCAGAATCCAACAGCAGAAGAAGGAGCTATATTAAAACGTGAGTGGTGGCGAACTTACAAGGCAGAAAACATTCCACAATTAGATCATGTTATACAATCATACGACACCGCATTTTTAAAAAAGGAGACAGCTGATTATAGTGCAATCACAACTTGGGGAGTATTTTATCCTGATGAAGACTCAGGGGCTAATTTAATACTCCTCGATGCAATCAAAGGACGATACGAGTTTCCAGAACTTCGACGTCTTGCATTAGATCAATATAAGTATTGGATGCCTGAAACAGTTATAATCGAGGCGAAAGCATCGGGTTTACCTCTAACGTATGAGCTTAGACAGATGGATATCCCGGTTGTTAACTTCAGTCCTAACAAAGGAAATGATAAGCATGCACGTGTAAATGCTGTTGCACCTTTGTTTGAATCTGGTATGATATGGGCGCCTGAGCAGAAATTCGCAGACGACGTTATTGAAGAGTGTGCGGCCTTTCCTTATGGTGATCATGACGATCTTGTGGACTCAACAACACAAGCAATCATGCGATTCAGACAGGGCGGTCTGATCGGACACCCTGAAGATTATATCGACGAAAAAGTCGAGCAACGTAAAAGGAATTATTATTAATGGCAAACAAATATCACAGACAAGGTTTTTTTAAAGGCTCAGTACCAAAAGCAGGTAAAGCTCTTTCAGAGTTTTTAAGAAAAAATATGTCTCTGACTGATTCAAAAAATATTAGAAAAAAAGATGAGATTATAAAACGATTAGATGAAACAGAAAAAAAGAGAAGAAAAAACTATACAGCAAAAGAAAAACTTCAAGAAGAGCCAGCAACATTAGATGTTTATTTAGATGTCATACAATCTGATTTTAAAAAGAAAGTAGGTCCATACTATGATAGGGAGAAAAGAAGGCTTGCAGAGAAAAAAAAATTAAAAGAATTAAAAGGTAAAAAATAATGGCAGCAACAGTTATCAGAAACTTTATAGCAAAAGCCCTTTTTAAAAAAAAGGGAGCTATCGCTAATAATAAATCAGTAGAATTTTCTGCAAATGCTTTAGAGAATAGATTAAAAAATTTAGGTATTGATCCAAATGCTATTCAAAATGAAAATCAATTAAATGAAATATTGGCTGCTGTTAAACAAGCTGAAGACCAAGCGTTTGATGCAAGGTTTGGTGATATGTTAGGTGGTAGTAAATTTGATCGAGCAGGTGAAGTCTTTGATCTGACTGGCAAAAAACTTGACTCAAGCAGAGGCATCATGGGTGGCACTCAAATAGATGAAACGAGTTTAAAAGAAGGATTAATGAAAACAGATAATCCTTTTTCAGATTTAGTTAACACTCCTCGTCCTAAAACTATCAAAGAACGAGAAGCAGAAGTATTCGCTGCTATGGAAAAAAATAACAAAGAAGCTGTTCAAAGAATAAGAAATAGAAAAATGGTTGAAGAAGCAATCGACAATGCTTCACCAGGATTTGCAGGAGATAGGAAATATGATGCACAACTTGTTGCAGATGATTTAGCAGAAAAAAGATTTGGTAAAGACTTTTATGATTTAGATCAAAAACAACAAATGGATCTTTACGATGAATCCTTTCAAGGTTTATCTGACAGTAGATTTAAAAACAAACCAGACCCAGAAGACATGGCAACAGGTGGACGTGCAGGGTTTAAAGAAGGATCTGGTATGACTAGAAGAAGTTTCTTAAAAATACTAGGTGGCCTTGCAGCTGTGCCTATCGTTGGTAAATTTTTTAAATTAACTAAAGTAGGTAAGACTGTACAAAAAGTTCCAATGATTAAAACAGGAGATGTACCTGGTAAACCAGAATGGTTTGATCAACTAGTTAACAAAGTTATTTTTGAAGGTGATGATGTTACTAAAAAATTTGCAACTCAAGAACGACAGGTTGTACACATGAAAAAAATTGACGATGATACAAGTGTTACAGTAACACAAGATCTAAATGATGGTTCTATTATGGTTGATGTAGACGATCCAGTTAGAAATGTCATGGGAGAGGGAGCTGGTTTGGAAACAGATACAAAAGTTCAAATGATGCTTAAAAAAGGTCAGGCTGATGAAACTACAAAAGGCACACCTCCCGATGAGTTTTCATTTACAGAAAATGACATGAGAAATTATATGGATGGTCCTGATGATTATACAACAGAGTTTACAGAAAATACTGTAAACAAGATGAGTGATCTTACATCTGATCTAGGTAAAATTAAACAATATGCTACTGGTAAAGGACCCACAATGAAACAAATTGTAGAGTCTAAAAAAAGAAAAGACATGGTTAAATTTGCAGAAGAAAATCCTTCAGAGTATGCAGCTAATCGTGGTCCTGAGTTTGATCCTGATTATGATGACTATGCAGCAGGCGGTATCGCTAGAATGTTAGGAGAGTAATGCGTCCGGATAGACAAAAACAAATGATGGCGTATCTCACTCGACCAGCAAGACAACTTGTTGAAACAGGACAATTAAAATTTGCATCAGATCTTGCAAAGCCAGTAGATAAATTTGAAGTACAACAAATAAAACTTTTTAATGATTTTAATACTCGTAATCCACGAGCTGATGGTGGACGTATTGAGTTTGATGCAGGTGGCGATGCTGTTAAATTAAAAGCATTACAAGCTGATTACGATAAATTTAGCAAAAAAGAATTAAACAAAGCGGCAAAGACTTTAGGTTTTAAAGATTACTCATCAATGATGGGTGAAAAAAATAGAAATAAAAGAAACAAAATAAAAACAGAATTAACAGAGTTTGGCTCTGTTTTACCAGAAAAAGAATCAAGAAGCAGATCTAGAGTTGAAAAAAGAATTCCAAAAGAACAAGCTATTCAAATAAAATTATTAGAAGAAACAAATAAGAAAAAATTTTTTGATCCAAAAGCCTTTGCAAAAGAAAATAAAATTTCAATGGGTGCTTTAAAAAAACAAGCAGCTTTACTACAGAAAAATATCTACAATAAAAGAATGAAGGTTGCTGGTAAAGATATGAGGTTTCAATTAGATTGGATACCTAACGACCCAACTGCATCTGATAATGCGTTAAATAAATTATGGAAATCTAAACTAATTAAATATGAAAAAAATAAAATAGATGAGTTATTTTATCAATCTTTTGGTAATTCAAAATCTCCAACTTATAACCCTAAAAAATTTTTAGCTATTAAGAAAAATTTAAATGAGTATAGACAACTAAGAGATGCTATTAATGTTAAATATCCAAATATAAATTTTGAACTTGATCATCCATTATCTAAATCTAGTTTAAATAAATTGTTTAATGCAACTACAGAACAGTTAACTAGAGTAAATGTTTTAGAAGCAGATCTTAATAATGGTTTTAAAGATACATTATCTTTGCAATATGAAAAGGCTGTGCAAGGTAATAATTTAAATAAAAAGAAAGCTGTAGAAAAAATAGCAAGAGATCTAAAACTTAACATTGGTAAGATTAGCGATGATGCAATTAATTTTAAATATGGTGTAAAAGAGTTTCAAAAACTAAATATTAAAGATGAAATAGTTAAGTCTTTAGAAAATTTAAGTTCTTTAAATAAAAACTTTCAAGACTATGTGAAAAAAAACCCTGAATTATTTAAGACAGCAAATGTAAGCACACAACAAACTTTTACACAAATAAAACCATCTGAATTAAAAAGTATTCAAAATATAATAGCATCGTTTGGTGATGGTAGTTGTTCTGTAACTTTTGGTAAAAAAGGAAAAAAAGATGGTGGTAGAATAGGATATCAAACTGGAACACCAGGGTTAAATCAATGTTTTGAAAGTGGTGTAAAAAATTTTAACGAAGGAAAACTTAAAACAGTAGATCAAGCACAGGACGCAGCAAAACTTTTAAGTGGAGGTAAAAATGTATTACGTGCCATCACTAAATATGGTATAATACCAGAGGTTGCTTTTGTAGCAGGTGAATCTTTATTTAGAACAGCGTTAGGTGAAAAGCCATTTAATTCTCTTTTAAAATCTATAGATTCATTTACATTTGGTGCAACTGATTTTGGATCAGGTATAGACGCAGAAAAGTTTGGTAAAAATGCTGATCAAAAATTAGCTGTTGATAAATTTAAAAATAGTCAAACTTTGGTAGACTCTTTACAAAATAAATTAGCAAATCTTAAAAATATAACTGATCAAGGTGGTGAAGGTTATGTTGGTGATCTAACTTCAGATATACAAATGACACAAGCACAGCTGCAAGCAGCAGAACAAGAACTACAGAAAAACACTGTATCATCTGACATAGTTCAGTTCATAGATAGACGAGGACAAGAAATTGCTGACGCAGAGAGGGCTAAATCAAATTTTGCAAAACAATCATTAAAAGATCAGATAGATGGTATACCTGGAATACGTGATTATACAGATACAGAGTCTACTAAAATATTTCCAAAGCAACCAAGTCAAATAGATCTAAATCTAAAAATGCTTCCGCGAATGCCAACAGATTTATTTACAGCCACACCTTCTGGTATAGAGGATTATTCAAAACAATTTAAAGAACAAGGTTTTGATGCATCTCCTCGAGATGTAGAAGTTTATAGAGATCTTTTAAAATCAATGTCCTTGTCAGAATCAGCAGACGCATTTAGCCCAGAACAGGTTTACGGAACACAAGGTGTCTTCTCACAACCTTTGGCAGGTGGTGGTATTGCTAAATTAGCTGGTGTATCATCAGGTGTAGCACCAGCAAGAGGACCAAATTCACAAGGGTTGCTATCCCTTAAAAACCGTGTTAGAAACTACTAGGAGTATATATGGCAGAAATAGACAAAGGACTCCCGAACACTAGAAACAAACTTGAAATTCCTTCAGAAGAAGAGTTGCAAGATGTTGCCGTTCAGGAACCTGTAGAAGAAAAAGGACCAATCGAAGTTATCCCAGAAGAAGACGGTGGTGTAACTTTAGACTACGAACCAGGATCAATCAATGTACCTGGAACAGAATCACACTTTGATAACTTAGCAGAACTTTTACCTGATGATGTTTTAGAGCCAATCGGAAACGAGATGGCACAAAACTATATGGATTACAAATCTTCCAGGAAAGAATGGGAGCAAGCGTACATCACAGGTTTAGATCTTTTAGGTTTTAAATACGAAAACAGAACAGAGCCGTTTCAAGGAGCAAGTGGTGCAACTCACCCAGTTCTTGCAGAAGCAGTCACACAGTTTCAAGCACAAGCTTACAAAGAATTACTACCATCAGATGGACCTGTAAGAACACAGGTTGTTGGTATTAAAAACCCTGGAACAGAACAACAGGCAAATCGTGTTAAAGATTTCATGAACTATTTAGTTATGGATCAGATGAAAGAATACGAATCAGAATTTGATTCAATGTTATTTCATTTACCATTAGCAGGATCGACTTTTAAAAAGGTATATTACGATGTACCTATGGGAA